CAGCCATCAAATATTTACGATTATGCAATTGATAATATTTACCATGAAGCAGAAAAGGGAGATTATAACATTACGGTAGTTGATGGGTATCTTCATGGATCAGTAAAAAAAGAAATAGACCTAAAAAGTTGTACAGAGGATATTAGATTGCAGTCAGTTGCTAAGGATATTAATTTGAAGGCAAAACTTAATATTCTAGGGCAGGCAGAAGATGATGATATTGAAATGACTGCTGGTAAGAATATAAATCTAAAAGCTGGTGTAGATTATTCATTAGATGTTGCTAGTGATATAGAAATTAAATCTACTTTGGGTCATATTAATATACAGGCTATTAAAGATGTAGATGGTTGGGTAAGTATTAAAGCTGCTGAAGATATGTATATTCAAGCAGCAGATGAGGTAAGTATTAAAGCTGGTACAAATATGTACCATTATGCAGTAGGTGGAATAATGAACATAAAGGCTAGTGGTAATATTTTAGAAACAGGTGCGGAAATTCATTTGAATGGCCCGGGTGCAGGATCAGCAGCGGATGCCGCAACGGCTTCTCCCGTTACACCAGTATTACCAGATGATGCATTAATATCGATAATGAGTCAGAAGGCTTTTGTTCCAGATACTATGGAATTGTTGTCTATTGATTTACCGAATCCTAGACCAGCAGTAGGTACATCTATTAGTCAGTTGGCTCTTAATACAATGAATCAAGCTGAAGGTGTTGGTGGTGAGAATATTCGTAACTTACATGATGGTATTGCAGATATGGAAAAGGGTTTAAGTGCTTATGTTACTAAAACATATCCTGCAACAAATGAAACGAAAGTATATGAAACGGATCAAAATGAAGCTTATTGGACCGGTGTGCATCAGTCGGTCGTGCAAAATCCTTGGAATGGAGAAACAAGTCAACCACAAAAACAAGTACCATTAGGACCTTTCTTTGAGAGGCCGGAGCCAGTGGCACCACCATGTTAGGAGTTAAGATATGACAGCAGTAGTAAGAATAGGAGATAGTTTATCAACTGGTCATGGTTGTGCTAGTACAACAACTATTGCAAGTTCTAATCAATCGACTACAAATGTTTATGCAAATAGCATTTTAATTGATGTAGTGGGAGCTCCAACTGTGTCTCATCCATTTCCACCAGACCCACCATGTGCTCCTCATACGTCACAATTAAATGCTGGGTCTGCAACAGTGTTTATTAATAGTATTGCAGTGGGACGAATAGGAGATAGTGCTGATGCAGGTGTAATGACTACAGGCAGTCCAGATGTTTATGCAAATGGTGTTTTATAAAAGGAGAAAAAGATGTTAAGTATGTTAATTGAAAAAGTAAAAGATAGAGATTTAAGTCTAGGTACGATACTCATTATTATTGCGGTATTAGTATGGATAATTCCAGTGAAGCTGGTATTGTCAATTTTAGGAATTTATGGTTTGATACAAATCTTCTGGAAGAAGGAAGAGAAAGTAGAGGAAATACATCAACACCATCACCATCATAACAATGGTCAAAAAAAGAAAGTGACAAGGAAGAAGAATGGCTAAAAAAATATATCTCGCAAGTTCTAGACGAGATCCAATAAGAAAGAGAACATCTATAGGAGACTCAGTTCGTTCTAGGCCTAATAATAAAAACAAAAGACGTTGTTGGAAAAAGTATAAAGGTCAAGGTAAATAGATAAATATTACATATGCCAGCGACACAATACACAGCATTTACAGATGCCGAATCTGTAAACAATAGTAAACAAAGTACCTTCATATATAAGGACTTAAATTTATACTTTACTCGCAATCCGGTTACGAGTGATGTATCTATGGTTACGGACGTACAAGATATTAAACGAGCTGTTCGTAATATCGTATTACTTAATCCTGGAGAAAAACCATTTCATCCAGAGATTGGTACTGGTGTAAGAGGTGTTTTGTTTGAGAATTTTACTCCTCCGATCATGCAAGCAATGCGAGATAGAATTGAAGCAGTGGTCAGACGTTACGAACCGAGAGTTACAGTACAGTCGGTAAGTTTTAATGATCCTGATTTTCAAAGAATGGACAATAACGAATTAAGATGTCAAATATCTTTTGTCATCAATAATGCTCCACAAATTATAGAAGAGGTGGATCTAATGCTACAGAGAGTACGATAATGGCCGCAGGAATTAATACAAAAGGTAAAATGAGTATTACTGAATTAGACTTTGACCAAATCAAGTCTAATATGAAAACATATCTTAAAGGTCAGTCACAATTTACTGATTATGACTTTGAAGGTTCGGGAATGAATATTTTACTAGACACTCTAGCTTATAATACACACTATAATGCCTTCTTAGCTAATATGTTAGCGAATGAAATGTTTTTAGATACAGCACAGAAAAGAAATTCAGTTGCTTCTCACGCAAAGGCATTAGGTTATACCCCAGTATCTATTAAGGCACCTATTGCATATCTGAAAGTACAAGTTAATAATGCATCGACTGCCAATATTACTATGCCGGAAGGTTATAGTTTTAATACTTCAATTCAAGGTGTAACCTATCAGTTCGTCAATACTACAGAAAGGATTATTCAATCAGCTTCTGGAATTTATGTTTTTGGTGCAACCAGTGGTATTCCTGTACATGAAGGTACATGGACTACAACAAGATTTACAACCAATCTTGATAATGCAGATCAAAGATTTATTTTACCTAATGCTGGTGTAGATATTTCAACTGTTAAAGTGCAAGTGCAGAATAGTGTATCAGATTCAACTACATTAACTTATACTGCGGCCTCATCACTGGTTGATATTACAGCTACAACTCAAGCGTATTTCATACAAGAAACTGTTGATGGTGAATGGCAAGTTTATTTTGGTGATGGTGTTGTTGGTAAATCTTTGATAGACGGAAATATTGTTATACTCAAATATGTTGTTACTAATGGTATTGATGCAAATGGTGCAGTTTCTTTTACTGCCGATGGTGGTATCTCAGGTTTTGCAGACATTACTACTACAACGATGACAGCTGCGGCTGGTGGCGCTGATGCAGAAACCATAGAGTCAATGAAGTATAATGCTCCATTTAGTTATGCTGCACAGAATAGAACAGTAACAGCAAAAGACTATGCGGCTATTATACCAACCATATATCCTAATGTAGAATCTATTGCTGTATGGGGTGGTGAATATAATAATCCTGCGGTGTATGGTAAGGTATATATTAGTATTCGACCAAAGGCTGGTAACACATTAACAGAGTCAACAAAGACTACTATTGTTAACTCATTAGAAGATTATAATGTTGCATCTGTTACACCGGTTATACTTGACCCGGAGACTACCAAAATCGTTCCTACGGTCAATTTTAAGTATAACAATACACTGACAGATAAAACAAAAGAAAGTCTCGCAGCGGCGATTACAACCGCAATCACTACATGGTCCGACGATAACCTAGAGAAGCATGAAGCTATCTTTAGGTATTCACCTTTCACTACTATGATTGATGAAGTAGAGCCGTCTATATTGTCTAACATTACCACAATCAAGATGAGTAAAACATTTCTACCGACACTCACAGTAGCCACAAAGTATACAATTACTTTTGAGAATGCACTTTATAATCCTCATAGTGGTCATGCGGCATCGACAACAGGAACAACTGCCGGTGGTATTTTATCATCTACTGGTTTTAAATATACTGGTGATGTTAATGTTTATTATTATGAAGACGATGGTGCTGGTTTGATAAAGGCTTATTATGTTTCTGGTACAAGTAAAGTATATAAGGCAGCTTCGGTCGGAATCATAACCTATACAACAACAGGAACGGTTACAGGTGGAACTCTCGTTTTAACAAAAGAAGACATTGCATCTGTAGAAAACTATGATGGTGCGACACAAACATATATTAAACTTACAGTACAACCAAGTTCTAATGATCTCGTACCTGTAAGAAATCAAGTACTAGAAATTGATACTTATAATATGTCAGTTACCGGAACCGCTGATACAGTTGCGGCCGGAGCGTCTGATGGTGGAACTCAGTACTCCACAACTAGTTCTTATAATTAAAAATGGCAACAATTACCAGTAAAGTTTCTATACAGGTTCCTGGTCAGCAACCTGAGTTTATACGATCCGATCATCCGGACTTTCTTTCATTTCTCAAGGGTTACTATGAGTTTATGGAGTCTGCTGAGCTCAAATTAAAAACATTGGGTTCAGTTGATTCTATTTTATATGAAGAAGGGGATACCACCTATATCACATTAGAGAATGAAAATAGATATCGAGATTCTAATAATAAAATTCTAATTCAGGATACTACTAATGGTGCATTTGTAAATGGTGAAACTATTACAGGTCAAACATCAAAGGCCACTGCTGTTGTTCGTACAGAAGATATTAATGCTGGTTCTCGTCTATTCATATCATCCCAGAATAAATTTATTACTGGTGAACAAATTATAGGTGCAACATCAAATGCATCTGGTAATATTGATGGGTATACAGCAAATCCTGTAGAGAACATTATGCAATTGTTGGATTATGCAGATGTAGATAATACCATTGATACATTCTTTACAGAATTTAAAGAAGCCTTTATGAGAACTATACCAGATAATTTGACAACTGGTTTAGATAAGAGAAAACTATTAAAGAACATTAAAGACTTGTATCGTGCAAAAGGTACAAGAAAAGGCCATCAGTTATTTTTTAGAATACTATTAGGTGAAGAATCAGAGATTACATATCCCACAAAAGATATGTTACGAGTTTCCGATGGTAAATGGTCT